AGGATCTCGTAGGCATTCCCGACCGGCTCCGGGATATCGAGGCTGGTCCAGCGCGCGATGCCGCGCATCACCAGGTCATCATGCACCGCCTGCACCGCCTCCTGCGCCTTGGCATCGCTCGACAGCACCATGGCACCCTTGCGCACCCGCGCCTCGAGCATCGCGACAATCTGCGGGTCGGCCGACTTGCCGAAGCTGCTGGCCGCCATCGCTGCGGTCAGCTTGGTGTATTCCTCGGTGAAGGCGCGTGGCATGGCGTCGCCTGACCACCACACCAGCCCTTGGGCATCAAGCGATGCATGCACGGACGCCACCTTGTCCACCATCAGCGCCTGATCGGTGTCGGACGGTGTTTCGTCCGAGGCGATGACGCCCAACTCCACGAGCGCTGCCGTGGCGATGTCGGCGGCCGGCACCATCTCGGTGAGCGTCGGGCTGTCATCGAGCGGCACCACGCGCACGCCCAGGCGACGCAGCGCCTGCTGCGCAATGGTGCCGACCGAGGTGGTCATCAGGCTTTAGTCGCCGGCGGCGGTGCCTTCGCCGCTGGTGCGGGCGCTGGCGCCTTGGCTGCCTGTGTGGCCGGGGGCTCCGTGGGCGGTGGCGGCTCTGGATCGAGCACGTCCCCGTTCGGGTCGTGCGGGTCCAGACCAAGCTCCACGTAGCCCTCGTCGCGGTGGGCGATGTTCAGCGCGAGGTAGTCGTGGATGCCCTTCGCCCCCTGCGCGGCCTTGCCGGCAGGATCGAGCACGACCTGCGCGCCCTGCAGTCCGGCAATCTGCTCCGGCGTCGGGTCCGGCAGATCGCCGGCTGCCAACAGCTCCGGTCCTATCGTCGGCAGTGGGCCTGCTGCGGCATCCCTGGTCGGCGGCGGTGGCGGTGGCACAGTGGGCGCGGTCGTGCCCGACGCTCCGGGAGGCGGTGCCGCTGGTGGCGGCGTTGGTTGTGTTCCAGACATGGCGTGTCCTCCTTGGTTGAAGCTCAGACGAGGCGTCCGAGACGGCGCGCGAAGTCGATGGGGTCGGCTGCGTTCTTGCTGAGGTTGCAGTCTGCACAGGCGATCGCGATGTTGCTGGGCCAGTTGCTGCCGCCCCTGGACAACGGCTTGATGTGGTCGACGTGATACTTCTGCTTCGTTGGCTTGCTGCACCAGTAGCATTTCCACTTCTGGCGCTCGCCGATCAGACGAACGTCCGCTGCGGTGTAAGCTCCTTCAACGCCACGCATCCGCGCTCTGCGATTGTGAGTAGTCGCCTTGACACTTGCGATGCCTTTTATGGTTTCGCGATAGCGGATCACGATGGCCTTATAGGCATCCGGGTTGCGCTTGCGCGCCTCGCGCTCTGCGGCGTTCAGCTTCGCTCTGTTCGCTGCCTTCCAGGCGTTGCCTTGTTCACGGTGCTCTCTGGAATATTGACGCCCTTCCGCTCTCACCTGTTCACGGTGTGCGTCTCTCCATGCCTTTTGGTTAGCAAGGCGGTGAGCGCGCTCTTCCGGTCCTTCACTGTGATACAGCGCCAGCGCGTCTGCACAATTACAGGCGAAGCACCCACCATTTGCCGTGGTGCGTTGGCTCAGATGGCCACGCTTGCACGGCTTGCCGGTAAAGAACCTGGACTGTCCTGCGGCCTTAGCCTCGTCGCGCGTGACGACCGGCCCAGCATATGGGATGTAAGGCTTAGCCATGATTGACGCTCCAATCGTCAGTTACGGTCAGAGGCTAGAGGGTGTCTCAAGCACCCTCTGGTCTCGCTCACATCATAGCAGAACTATTACGCATCAGCCACAGCTGGAGTGTAGACAGTTACGATCCCGGCATCGACGGGCTTCGTCGTATCTGTGGTGGGATCGGTGCCAAATCTTAGTTTCCCAATCGATCTGATTTCTTGGAGACCTACGCCATGCATGAAGCCATAGTCCCTTGTATTTGTTGTACTTCTTGTCCGTTGCGCCCAGGCGACGCCAAGTGCCTGCGCGCCGCACAGCACGGAGGCCGCGACGTTGATGCCGCCGGCACCAGCGCCGGGAATGACCGGCATTTCCGGCACCTCGCGGATGATCACGCCGTCCCAGATCATGTCGCCCGAGGTGAACAGCGGGTTATCCGGCCCGCGGGTCCAGGCATACTGGGTCGAGCTGATAATCGTCGGGTCCTTGCGGAAGTCGCGGAACACGAACGACGGCATGAACATGACGAACCATTCCTCGTCATCATTCACTGAGGTCGGCCGTATCCGTGGGCTGGCCAGCCGCGCCATGCGCCGTGCCGTGCTGACGATGTTTGCCGACATGGCATCGGTCGCCACCGCCAGGGTTTGCAGCGACGTGCTCATCACGCCGGTGTTGTTGGAGCGCGCGTGCCCGAACAGGATGCGGTCGGTGTTGTTGACCAGCCAGTAGTTCTGCTGGGTCGGCGTCGCGGTGGAGAACGGCACCTGCACCGAGCCATCCGCGGTCACTGACTCGAACGACGAGATGATGTCGTTCCTCATCCGCTCGAGCGACCAGAGCTGCAACGCATCGCGCGCGGCATTGCGCAGGTCGATGACGCTCTTCTGCTCGTCCCAGTCGCTCACCGCGACCGCATGCCGGATGACGCCGACCTGGAGGTTCAGCGAGCGGGCGTTCAGCAGTTCCTCATTGCCCTCTAGGATAGTATTCCCAGTTACCCCTGCTCCAACGAGCCTGCGGACCGATGGAAATACAACTGTGTCGCCGGTTTTCCTTGTCAAATCCTCCCGAACCTGTATCATAGCGCCAATACTGGTTCCCATATACCTCGCAAACTGATTTCTCCGCACGTACTCAAGAAAATAATCCGAGTCCCATATGAGCGGCGTTAAACCTGGTCTACTCGGGGTGACATTCATGTCGGCCATGAGCTTGTCCTTTCAGTTCATTGTTATCGCTGGACTTTCTCACGCCCGTATGAAGCTCGGCGGCAGCCTTTGCGCCCGTGACCTCGGCGGCAGGGATGCGCGGCGGATGGCGCGCAGTTGCGCCTTCAAAGCCGCGAAATTCGTGGTATGAGGAGCGAGGCCCAGCCGCTTGCAGGCGGTTCCTGGGCCTCTGACCGAACCGAGTGATGGAGCACCCGATATGGCTAAGCGATCCTTAGGCGACTGGCCGACCCCGGAGCAACTGCGCGATCTCCTGCGCTATGATCCAGCGACTGGCCAATTCACACGGCGATGGGGTTCCGGTGGGAACGGCCGACACGTAGGTCGTACTGGCGAAATCGTTGGAACTGTCGCCAAATCCGGCACGACAGAGTGTGCGTGTGTCGTCATCGCGCTCGGCACCATCTCCCCAAGACGTCTGGCGAATGGCGGCTTCAGAAAGCGCGCCTACAAGGCCCATCAGCTTGCGTGGCTCTACACCTACGGCGAGTGGCCAGATCGAGAGGTCGACCACATCAACGGTGATGGCACCGACAATCGCATCGTCAACCTGCGATTGGCTACGACCGCACAGAATGGCTACAACAAAGGCATTCGCATCGACAACAAGTCGGGCATCAAGGGCGTCACTTGGTCCGAGAGAAGCCAGAAGTGGCTGGTTCACGTCGGCCAAGGCGGGAAAATACATCACGTCGCCCTGTTCAGCACCATCGAGGAAGCCAGAGCCGCCCGCGAGGCAGCCGCCCACCAACTCCACGGCAAGTTCGCCCGCATCGACTAGTGCTTGGTCTGCGGCCGGGCCAGGATGTCATCGAGTGAAGGGGCGCCGCTAAATCCCACATCCGTCCGTCCGGCCACGCTGCGCACGTTGGCCAGTGACGGGGCCATGCGAGGCATCGCGCGCGGCGGCGCAGCACCATTGCCGCCGCCTCCGCCATTGGTCCCGCCCGCATTGGCAGCCTGCTCGGCCTCCCACTCGGCGCGCAGCCGCGCCTTGAACGCCTCGGGATCGTCGCCGACGTCGCGGTGCAGCCGCTGCCGGTCGATCTCGCGCTGCAGCCAGCCGTAGGGATTGGCCTGGGAATACAGCTTGCCCCACAGCGACGGATCGCGTTGGGCGAACACCTGAAACTCCTTCACGTATTCATCGACCTTGTCGCCGATCTTATCGCGCAGCCGCTCCTCGCTCATGTTGAGCCGATCGTTGAGCATCTTCTGCTCGAGTTGCGTCCGCTCGTGCTGGAACACCTGCTGCACCCGCTCGACGAAGCCCTGCGGGTTGGCGACGATGTCGATTGGAGGGAGCTGCGGCGGTGGCTGAGGTGATGGTTGCGGTGCAGCCGCTGGGATTGCCCGTTGCTGCGCCTCCTCCACCTGGCGACGGTAGAGGTCGCGTTCGGCCTCGGCCCGCGCCGCACGCTCCTTCCAATCTTGCCGTTTCCGGCGTTCGTCCTCGTAGGCACGGCGCGAAATGACCGGCTGACCCTCTAACGGTGCCGGCGGCTCACGATCGTCGTCCTCGGTGTCCGGCCGCTTTGCCCCGTCGGGCTCGGCGACTTTGGCCTCGGCCTCAACTTCGCCCGTGGGTTCGCCGGGCGGCTCCGCTGCAACCGTCGCTGCAACGTCCTCCGGGTTCCCCCCTGTCAGGAAGGCTTCCAACTGGTCTTTCGCCATAGTGTCCTCGGTGTTGCGCCCGTCTGGCTTTGTCTCAAGCCCCCCGGCGGCGGGATTTCAGGGCCCTGTGGGGGCCTGCGGCTGCGGGATGGGTGTCTGCAGCAGCCGCTGCGTTTCGACCGCCGTGTGGGCCGCCTGGGCGCCGGCGTGGGCAGTCTGCGCTGCGGTGTGCGGGATCTGCGCTGCTGCCTGCCGCGCCTTCTGTTCGTTCACGGCCGCGGTGGCGTGCTTGCCGCGCAACTCGGCCATCTGGTGCGCCAACGCCATGTCCGGCCCCATGGCGTTGGGATCGCCTTCCTGCATCTGACCGGTCCCCGGCGCGGTGTCGTCGGGTGGCGCGGTGAACTCCTGATGCATGTCGTGGACGTTGCGGATGACGTTGCTCTGCCGCTCCTTGGCCAGCGCGAAGTTCGCCGCCGCCTTCGACTGGCTCTCCGCGACCTTGGCCTGCATGCCAGCCTGCATCAACGGCGCCTGCTGGGCCTGCTGCTGGGCCTGCTGCTGCTGGTGCGCCTTCATCCGCTGCAACAGGTCGTCCTTGTCGCTGAGCGAGCTTGCCGCAATGAGGACATCGCCCGGTATCAGTCCCGGCTGCATGCTGGCGAGCTGCACCAACGTCTGGAAGTTCTCCGCCGCCATGGTCGGGATGTCGGGGCCCTCTTGTATCGTTATATCGACATCTAAATCCGTGATGTCGTTCTCCACCCCGACCACCTGTGCCAGCCGCGGATCACCCGGCACGATCTGCATCTGCTGCATGACCTGGGCGCGCTGCTGCTCCGGCATGCGTGCTAACTGATCGCGCACGGTGATCTGGCGGTTGATGCCGACCCACCGCGT